AGAGAAACTTACATTGGCATCCATGTGTGCCGGAGGGGTTCAGGAACGTATCGACAGAGCGTTAGCGAAAATCTCAGATAACATTCTGGATTTGAACACTGATGCAAAGAAGAAACGTGTACTTGACGTAAAGATTACTCTCACTCCGAATGAGGATGATAGAGAGGATGTTTCCGTTGAGGTACAGACTTCCGTTAAGTTGGTTCCTGAGATGGGACTGAAAACTCAGTTGTTCATCAACAAGGATTTCAGAAGCGGTGTTACAACGCTTACGGAGCACTCCAAAGGTGCGATCAAAGGTCAGCTCACTTTGGATGATTGCGGTATGAGCATGAACCCGGAGGAAGATGAGGAAGAGAGACCGGTAACGGCTGAGGAACTTGGCTGCGATCCTGAGACCGGAGAAGTTCTGGAAAAAGAAACTCCGAAAGAGGGTCCGAAAGTAATCAGTATGAGAGATGTAGCAAACGGTTAGGAGGAACAGCAATGAATTTTGGAAAAGCAATAGAAGAAATGAAAACCGGTAAGAAAGTCGCAAGACAGGGATGGAACGGCAAAGGACAGTACATCGAACTTGCAAGCAATATCAGTTATGTAAATGCTGATGCAACATTGTGAACTGTGAGCATGATGCCATCGGAAACAAGGCAATCGCATTTGTCGGAACATCTGGCATACAGATGGGGTGGCTTGCTTCTCAGGCAGATATGTTGGCAGAGGACTGGCAGATCGTACAGTAACAGGAGGAAGATATGTTAAAAGCAGCTATTGAGAAAATCCTTTCCCTTGACGAACCTCATATTAAGTCGATTGAGGGAAGAACCTATGTAGATAAGAATATGACGATGATTGGCAAGGAACTTAGAGCGGATGGCATTACCATGAACACACTGAGCAGCCTTGTAGATTTCATCAAAAAGAGCACAGAAGATTTCAAGGACGGACAGTACATCGTCCAGGTCGTTTCCCCTACCAAAGTTATTCTGTTTTCCAGTTTGGATGCAGACCGTAAGAGAGAAACACTTGCAGTAGTTGAGGCTGAAATCCCGGACTTCTCATTTGGACGGTTCACTGAAAACGAAGAGTTCATTATCGGAGTGCAGTCCAAGTTCCTTGATGAAGATGCAGAGGTCAATGATAAGCCTATCATCTTGCAGTTTGCCGGAAACGTGAAAGCCGGTACGGTAGCTGAGTACGGAGACACAGGAGTAGGGCAGAAAGCGGCCATTAAAAAGGGCGTTGCATCCTTACAGGAGGTTGAGGTTCCCAGTCCTTGCCGCCTGATGCCGTACAGAACCTTTACAGAGGTTAAGCAGCCTATGAGTAGTTTTATCTTCCGCGTAAAGGACAATGATCGTCTTGGCGTTTCCTGTGCCTTATTCGAGGCAGACGGAGGTGCATGGAAGAATGAGGCAAAGAAGAACATCAAAGATTATCTTGAAAAAGAGCTTGCCGGAGTGCCGGACATCTTTGTGATTTCTTAATAATCGTAACCGTAAATATGTTCTGCATTATCTCCTAAGATTGGTCTCTGAGGAAAATATGTCACGAATACCGCAGAATACACAAACTGGTTACCTCCTTTAAGAAATGATTAGTTGAATGGTATAAAAGGATCTTTTTGTTAAACTACCCAGGAGCCGTCATTGTGGGCGGCTCCACCCATTAAGCAGGAAAGGAGGGGTATAGATGCACAAGGTTGTTATCAAAGGGAATTACTATGGCAGAACCAGAACCTTGCCGGATCTTAACGATTATTTGCATGAATGTGCAAGGCATCCGCAGATGGGTGCAAAAATGAAAAGAGACTATCAGATGATCGTGTGTAATGCCATTAGAACGCAGTTGCCACGACTAACTATAAATAATCCCATCATTATTCATTATCGGTTCTATGAGCCGGATAAGCAGCGAGACAAGGGCAATATATTCGCCTTTGCTGACAAAGTATTTGAGGACGCATTGCAGAAATGCGGAGTAATCAAAAATGACGGTTGGGGCGAGATTGATAACTTTACACATGACTTCTTTGTGGATAAGAAAAACCCAAGGATTGAGATTTTCCTTGAAGAGATAGAGAAAGGACCGTTCGATGGCTGAGAAAAAGTATTATTGGCTTAAATTGCCCCGGAATTTCTTCGGAAAGCACTATATCAAAATACTCAGAGCCAAGGAAAACGGAGAATTGTTGGTGCTTTTCTATATGTGGATGCTCACAGAAGCCATAGACCATGAGGGGCGGCTTAGATATTCCGAAGATATTCCGTATGACGATGAAATGTTGGCGGAGGCATCCGGCTTTGCGTTACATATCGTTACACAAGCGTTACAACAATTTACAAAACTGCAATTAGTAATTACAGAAAGTGACGGAACACTGTTTATGCCGAAATCAATCGAAATGATTGGTTCTGAATCTGCATCAGCTCAAAGAGTTCGTGAGTACAGAGAACGGAAAAATAGCAAGGAGAAAAAGCCTGAAACCGTTGAAAATACTGAAAGTAACGACAATGTAACAAAATGTAACGCTGATGTTCAAAAAAGTAACATAGAGAAAGAGTTAGAGAAAGAGTTAGAGAAAGAAAATAAAAAAGGGGGAAAGAGGGAAACTACCCAATCAATTTTTGAAAGGCTTCTCCCTGAGTACACTATCTCTGATGTAATGGCAGATAAACTTCGCGAATGGTTCAAGTATAAGACGGAACGGAAAGACGGATATAAAGAGCAGGGTATGAAGTCGTTGTTGAAACAGGTTGCCAATAAGGTCTCTGTCTATGGAGATACTGCCGTATGCAATCTTATTGATGAATGTATGTCGAATGGTTGGAAAGGCATTATTTGGGATAAATTGCAATCATCTTCTGCATACAGAAATAGCGGAGATCGCATTGGAAACAGAGTAAAGGATGTGGATGGCTGGTAATGGAAAGAGAAGAATTTAAGATTTTGGTAAAAGCTATGAAAGCGGTCTACGCACAGCCGACATTCATACCAGATAAAGACGCTTTCAATGTGTGGTATGGATTGTTACAAGATCTTCCGTATGAGCAGGCAAATTTGGCGATACAAAAGTACATGACGAGCGAGAAGTTTCCACCCACGATTGCTGACATCCGAACCAAGGCAACAGAGATTATCGCCCCGGCGGAAGAAAGCATGAGCGAACTGCAGGCATGGGCGTTGGTACAGAGGGCGTTAAGGAACTCCGGTTACAACTCAGAAGAGGAATTTGCAAAACTGCCGGAGGCGTGCCAAAGAGCTGTTGGAACTGCGGCAAACCTCAAAGAGTGGGCGTTGATGGATTCAGACCAAGTGGCAACCATTGAACAGTCGCACTTTATCAGGAACTATCGGACTTCGGTGCAGCGGATGAAAGAAGAGGCACGTCTGCCGGAGAATGTAAGGATGCTCATAGCCGATATGGGGAAGAAACACGCAGCACTTATGGAAAAAGCAGTAGACCCACAGATAGAAATGCAAAAAATTGAAGTGCCGGAGGAAAAGACCGAACCATCATCCGGTATGTCAAACGAAACCAGAAAGAGACTGGATGAAATGTATGAGAAGTTCGGTGTTAAAAAGTAACGGAGGAAAGGGCAGCGCGCATAAATCCTGGGAACCTCTGAAATGGATTGAGAAAATTATCATACAAAGAGATGAGGGAAAGAGGATTGTGTCCGAAGTGTGGTAAAGAAAACCCAACGCCGGAAAGATCCATGTGTCCTGACTGTGCGGCAAGAAATTCTGAATTACGCAAGCAGAACCGAAAATACCATGAAAGGATTGGGATATGCACTCATTGTGGGAAAAATCCAGCAGAACCTAACAAAAAGCTATGTTATGAGTGCTTGGGTCAATTTCAAGATAGTTATTCGGAAAAAGGGAAAACCGATGAACAGAAAGAGAAAGATCGGCTGAGGAAAAGGCAGTTAAAACAGACACGCATCGAAAACGGACTATGCCCCAGATGCGGAAAACATCAATCACAGAATGGTGGTTTATGCCAGAGATGCAGGGCGTATCTGAAAAATTACAGAGACAAAAACCGATGCGATTTGTCACGTTCAGAGAGACCGGACTACGGCATTTGCTATATATGTGGCAAAAATCCAACAATGAAAGGGAAAAAGGTGTGCGATAAGTGTTATGAAACACGGCTGAGTACCTTACCGGCAATGTGGGAAAATGCGAATAATGACTACTTCCGGCAGCTTAATTATGCGAGATTTTGCATGATAAAAAATCAAAGAAAGGAGAAAACGAGTGGATCAGATTTCAATGTTTGATTTAATGTACCCAACATTTAAGACTGACAACCCAGTGCGATTGATAGAATTGTTTGCCGGGGTTGGTTCTCAGGCGATGGCACTTCGTAATCTTGGCGTACCGTTTGAACATTACCTTATGTCTGAATGGGAAATGCACGCCACGGCATCATACAAAGCTATTCACATGGCGGACGATGATACGGATTACAGTGCAGAAATGAGTTCTGAGGATGTTATACAGGCACTTACTCAGTTGGGAATATCCGTGGATGGAAAGAAACCTCTCACGGAAGAGCAGATAAGGAGTCATTCATACAGTGACGCATGGCGCAGAGAATGTTACAACAACATAAAAGCCACGCACAACCTTGTCAACATTTGCTCAATGAGGGGGGGTGATCTGGCAATAACGAATACTGACAGATACACCTACCTTATGACGTATTCGTTTCCATAAGACCTTGCCAGGACTTATCACTCGCCGGAAAGATGCGAGGAATGAAAAAAGGATCAGGAACACGTTCCGGGTTACTGTGGGAAGTTGAAAGACTTCTGAATGAGACAGAAAATCTTCCCCAGATACTTCTCATGGAGAATGTGCCACAGGTTATCAGCGCAGACAACATAGACGATTTTCATAGCTGGTGCAGCTTTCTTGAAAGCAAGGGATATAAGTGTTATACGCAGATCCTCAATGCAAAGGATTACGGAGTGGCACAGAACAGAGAACGTTGTTTCATGGTATCTATTTTGGGAGATTATAATTACAAATTTCCGCAGCCGGTTCCACTGGATAAGA